CTGCAGAGAACTTTCTCTCACCGTGGAAGCGTATTTATGAACCTCTAAATGATTGTTGTTTAACACGCATAAACCAGATGAATCGTATCCGCGATTTTGCAATTGGATAAGCCCGTTGATGATTTTTTCATGAATGTTTTCCGGAGTTGCAGAGACAATTCCGAAAATTCCGCACATTTTTATATTTTATATTTGGAATTTATAATATTGAGCATTACGCAAATGTGTGTTTATGTAAAATAATATGAAAATATTTTTACATATTATCTACAAAAATGTTTCATGACTTAACTTTGAGAGATGGTTCGCATGCTATTTCGCATCAACTAACACGGGAAATGATAGAGGATTATTGTATTTTTGCAGAAGATGCTGGCATAGAAGTAATTGAGGTGGGGCACGGAAACGGTCTTGGTGCATCATCAACATTGATTGGAGAATCATTATTATCAGATTTGGAAATGATACAAATTGCAAAAACACATCTTAAAAGAACAAAACTTTCAGTTCATATAATACCAGGGTTTGCAACCATTAAAAAAAACATTGATCCAGCAATTACGCTAGGAGTTGATATATTTCGAATTGCAAGTCACTGCACTGAAGCATCATTAACAAAAACCCATATTGAGTATTTATCATCTTTAAATAAAACCGTATACGGAGTTCTTATGATGACGGCAATGTGTTCTGTGGAAACCCTATTTGAAGAAGCATTCAAAATGAAATCATATGGAGCAAATGCTATTATAATAATGGATTCTACTGGTTCATATCTACCGTCAGATGTTCGAGAGAGAGTTTCAAAATTAGTGGAATTAAAAATACCAATTGGATTTCACGCGCACAATAATTTACAATTAGCAGTAGCAAATTCAATAGCAGCAATTGAAGCAGGAGCATCTATTATTGATGTTACAATTCGTGGATTTGGAGCTGGTGCTGGAAATACACCCCTTGAAATAATGGCGCATCTATATGAGTGTCCTCTTTTAAATAAAACAAAAATATTAGAACAATGTGATAGATTTAAGGTACCCATACCAATTTGCAAACCGATTAATATTTTAACATCAAAATACAAAATAATGTCTGGATTTGAAAAACACATTATTAACGCAGCCGAACAATATAAAATATCATATATTGAACTAACAAATAATTTGGGAACTCAAAAATTGGTTGCAGGACAAGAGGATTTTATCTATATTACCGCAAAACAGATTGCAAACAATATATAATTTATACGTATTATGTAAATATATAAATTATATGAGAGAACTATGTTTATATACACGGTCACCTTGAACAACGCCAACATGTACATACATCTCATCTGACAAAATTTTTTCAATTTCTTCTATATTCGTGTTATATCTTTGTAACCAAGGTCCAAAATTTTCTACAACAATAACTGGTTTACATCTTTTAATTGTATTTATACCACCAAGTAAAGCAAATTTTTCATAACCCTCAATATCTAAATGAATTAAATCACATGTTTCCAAATTAAGATTATCAATCGTAAATGTTGGTGTATGTCCTTTTCCATTTACATGGGAACCGCCATGTCCCAATGTTTCATTCGTATTGAATAAATTTACGCATTCATTGACTTGACCCAAACAACCCTGGAATTTATAAACATTCTCGGAACGAACATTCATATTTAAACAAAAAAAGTTAATTGGATCTGGTTCAAATGTGTATACACGATTGAATATTTGTGCATACTGCATTACATAATATCCAGCGTTTCCACCGGCTTGAATAATTACATCTTTTTTATTGACAAAAGATGATATATTTTTAGGCACATCTTTGAATGTATTCATCAATAAAAAACACGTGCTTGTTGGATGAGCATATGTCGGAGTAATTTCTTCCGCTCCATCTTTTTTTGGCCAATATACACCTTTATGTAAAACAACTTTATTTTCCATTATAAATAATATTATTTATATTATTTATGTATTTTTACACTCTATTTATAATTCTGGATTTCAATGATATATTGTCTTTCATAACATTTTCAATGATATCCATTTTTAACAATGGAGACATTTCCTCAATTGGTGGTGCAAAAATTGTGTTATCATTATTAAGAACGCCTTTCACTTTTGGTATAAAATCCTGATTGGGATCCATGAATATTTCACATATTGATGGTCCATCAAAATCCATAAACCTTGGATAATATTCATAAAAATCATCCCACGATTTTATCTGATATTTTTCATAACCAAATGCATCCGCAATTTTCATATAGTCAGGTAAAACTACTCCTGTTTGGGAATCGACCGCATTATATTTACCTTTAAATAACATTTTTTGTGTATGTTTAATCATTAAATAACCGTCATTATTAAATATAACAATTTTGACTTTTAATCTATGTTGTATAATAGTTTGTAGTTCTTGTAAGTTCATCATCATACTTCCATCACAGTTCAAACATAACACTTCTCGCTCAGGGGACGATATTGCTGCACCAAGTGCAGCTGGAAGACCATATCCCATCTCTCCTAATCCATATGAAGAAAACATTGTGTGTCCGTTTTGTAATCGTATTGCCTGATGTCCGGATAGCAATGCGGTGCCCATATCCGTCACTATTATTTGCGTTGGTTTTAAAAAATCAGAAAGTTTATCAATAATTCTATATGAATTTGGAAAAATATTATCAATATGTGCTTCTTCTATAAATGGGAATTTTTTTGATATTTCTACACATTCATTTATCCAATCTGTATTTTTATAATTTATATCTTGTATTTGTTTAATAAATTCGCCACAATCTGTATTAATGCATAGTGTTGCAAACTCTTTAAATTCGGTTGTATCTACATCAACCATTACAATTTTTGCCCCACGAGCCAATTCTTTAAAATCGTATCCGGTTTGTGGAAGTGCCATTCGACTTCCCAAAACCAGTACCAAATCACTTTTTTGTAAAATAAAATTGGCAGCACGTTGACCATATATTCCGGGTCTCCCAAAATACAATGGATGGTCATCGGGTAAAATATCAATACCCGACCAGGTTAATAAAACAGGAACTTGAATGTTATTTATAATATTTTTAAAACTATCTACGGATTTTGATAATTTAATGCCATTCCCGGCTATTATAACTGGTTGCACAGAATTCATTATTAAATCTTTAATATTAGATATCCCATTATTTATAATTTCTGGTACATACTGATTCCAAGGACGAAATTCAATATTTTTAGTTTGAATATCAAATGGAATATCTAATAATACCGGTCCTTTTCTTCCATTTAATGCGATAGAATATGCATTTTCCAACTCATCTTGTATTATATTTGGTTCCAATATTGTTTTTGAATATTTTGTTGTTTTTGAAACCATATGCGCGATATCTAATCCTTGTGTTCCATACATTCTACGGTTAGCGTGCTCGGAAATATAAAAAGATGATTCCTGACCGCATAATACAATTGTTGGTGTTGAATCCGCCCATAAACTAACAATACCAGTAACTGCATTGGTAACGCCTCCGCCAGCAGTAACAAGCGCACATGCCATATTTCCGGTTGTTTTATAATATGCACCTGCCGCAATTATTGCGGATTGCTCATTATGAACATTTATAATTCGTATATTTTTATTATTAAATGAATCATATATATGAGAATTTGCTGAACCAATGATACCAAACACAATTGATATTTTTTGTTCAAGTAAAAAATTGCATATAATATCACTAACTTTCATTTATTATATTTATTCTCCATTATTTTTTATGTTATTTTCTAAAAAACATACATTTGTTTGTGTATTTTTCTAAGCGCATGTATAGCAACACAGTTTATAATTTCGAGATTTCCAGCACTACTCACTATGATATTACTAGAACTAATCATATTAATATTAATCATTAATACATTTGGATTTATTTTTTCTGGTTTTGAAACTGTATAATTTTGCGCATATTCTTTAATTTTGTTAACATAGTTGAAAAAATCGTCAAAGTTGGTAAAGTCATTTGATGACTTTATAAAAATTGTTGTTTGCATTATATTTGTATGTGGATTAATATTTAATATTACCTTACTATTACATATATTTGTTATTTTGTAAATAGCCAACTCAGTAGTTTCTATATATTTGTCTATATTTATACGAGTCGCAATACCTGCACTTTCGGAGTTAATCTGTGTTACTACCTCTACATATGTTATATTATTAAGTTTTTCCTTAAAATAATTTATTATAGGTATTGATATTTGACCACCACAAGTAATCATATTAATATTTTTCGTATTAATTTCTGTAATATTTGGAATATAAAAATCACCAACATTTGAAGGGGTTAAATCAATAACCTGGATTCCTTGTTCTAGAAAAACATTTGCGTTCTTTTTTGCCGAAAATGCATCAGTACAATCAAATACAATGTCGCAACATCTTGGATTATTTATAAAAAATGATATACTTTCATCACTGTATTTTACACCATCTGGTATTTTTTTAGTTGGACTTCTCCTACCGACAAAGGCAACTATGGTTACAAAATCTAAGCGTAATATTTTATGTAATAAATCATATCCAATTTGACCAGTTCCAATTATTGCAATTTTAATCATATAATAATATATTTTGTTATATTATTATGTATATAATATCTATTTTGTTTTAATCTATAATTAATCTTATCAAAAAACTAATTAATCTTATCAAAAAACTCGATAATCTTATCAAAAAACTCGATAATCTTATCGCAAATATAATCCACATCTTCGACCACCATTCCATGATGTGCACCCAGTAAAAAACCCTCCGCCATTACTCTGTCCGAATTTGGAAACTCCTGTAAATATTGTCTATACACTGGGTGTCTTGTTATATTGCCTGCAAAACATACGCGTGTTTGAATATTGTTCTCTTCCAAATACGTCAGCAATTTAATACGGTCCTTGGTTAAAAACGGAATCGCCAACCAATCGTCTGTACCATTCACAATTGGCAGAGTCAATTCCTTCACATTCTGTAATCGCTCAAAATATCGTTGAAACACGGTTCTTCGTTTGGTCTTTATTTCGTCAATGCGCGCTAGTTGAACCAAACCAAATGCAGCATTCATCTCGGACGATTTCATATTATAACCAATCGCCCCATATAAGAACTTATAATCATATGGAATGCCGTCAATACTGAATTCAAATCGGGTGCTCACATCCTCCGAATTGTCGCCGATTCGCCCCCAGTCGCGAAACATGATTGCCCGCTTCAACTGCTTTTCATCATTGAACATCACCATTCCACCCGAACCACCTGCGGTTATCAAATGACTTGCATAAAAACTAGTAATTGAAATGTCAGTTTCTGGTGTACAAGTCACTGTATCTGCCGAATCTTCGAACAGCGGAATATTGGTGCGCTTCCTGAGTTCCGTCCAATCCGGTTTCGAACCTACTAAATTTGGCAACAATATCAATTTGGTTTTCTCAGTAATTTGTTCGCACACTTGGTCTACTGACGGAACATACGTTCCTATTTGAACATCGCAAAAAACAGGTTTCAAACCACACTGAATAATTGGTGCAAGAGTTGTCGAAAATGTGCATGCGGGTGTAATCACCTCATCGCCAGGGTTTAAATTCAATGCACATAATCCTAGCAAAATTGCGGAAGACCCACTATTGACAAACAACCCGTATTTCTTTCCAAATGTTTTGGCAATATCTTCCTCAAATTTCACGGTTCTTGGGCCAAATCCGGCTAACCAACCATCATTTAAACAATCTACAACTGCTTGAATTTCGGCATCACCATATGCCTCTTTTTTATTAGGAGCATACCAAATTTTTTTCATATTTCTTCTATATTATATTATATATATTTGTTTATATTTATTTCAAGTAATTATTTTCAACCGTATTTTGAAGAGTTCCGTCTTCCAAATGATTCAGGTCTTCTATAAATGACTCATAAAATTTATTATTGTAAGTGATTATATCATCCCATTGTTGTTTTGCCAAGTGGATGGTTGTTTTTGCCCATTCTATCTCTTCTTGTCCATATGCAATTCCATAATAAAATTCGATGTTTTTGCTTGATAAATATCTGTATCCAGCAGTAGTTTTTAACCATTCAGTTTTATTCATACTCGGCATTGGAACAACAATTGATATACATCCACATAGCACAGCCATAATATTTAAAAATGTCAAAGGGTCATAAGATACAAAGCATTCAAATTTATTAAATATTTCAAACAAATTATTATGATTATGGCGTCTTGTGATTTCAAATGAGTTTTGTGGATGAGCTTGTATTAGCTTTTTTCTCATATGAGCTCCTTTTCGAATTGAAAAACAACAACTGTTTTTGATTCTTACAATATTCATATTTTTAAAAATTGGAGGTATTATTAATAATGGCAATATTTTATAAATGGTTCCTTGTAATTCTGGAGCCGACTCAATTTTGTTTTCAGTATTAAAATAATATACAAGCTCATTTTGATTCCATGAATTCATATAATGATGGGGCACATTCTGTCCCAATTCACTCAACATCCAACGAATAGAATATCTTGCGCATAATGGGTTTCCAATTGTGCCTTCGCAATATATCACAATACAGTCTGTGATATCAAAATCATTGTTGTAATATTTATTAAAATGCGGACTTGGAATCATACCAAATGTTGGATATATTCTAACATTTTTACCACTTTCCTCCAGTTTTTTTGCTAAGTAATACAAAACATTGACCCCCCCATCTCCTTCTGAATAATATGCATGTGGATAAATAATAATATTATTATTATTAAATTTATTTTTATAAATTTTTTCTAGATTTATATTTACATTGGTCATTCTATTTATGTTTACTACAAATTTTGCATTTTTTATTGTTGTATCTACGTTACTATTTATATTTACATTTATAAATAATTTTTGCGATAACATCAAAATTTTTGCATCAATGCCTTTTTTAGATAACAATTCTCTGTTTGTATTGAACCAAGTACTATAATGTTTTGTTGCAATATTTATAAGTTCGGTTGTTGAAATGTTAATTGTATTTTTACTAATGTATGATGATATCACATCTTTGGTAATATCGATAGCATCATCTTCACTTAATCCAAACTTTATTAATAACGTAATTTCCATTATATATTGTATAGAATCAATTTAAAATTTATATTGTTTATAATAAAATTATTTGTTGTTTTGTGAATTGTAAAATTCTAAAAATTTATTTCCATTTGCATTTCCTTCATGGTGATATCCATTAATATCATTTTTAAAAAATTCATATGTAAATGGTTTATTATTTGATAATTTATTAATTAAATCAATTAATGACATATTTTCGTCTCCCACAAAATTAAACACGTTGAACCCTACCTGCATATTTTTTACAATAAAAACAATTCGTCTAGCCATTTCTTGTATATCTAACCATTTTTTTTTACTTTGCGTGCTTAATATAAAATGTGGTATTTCTTCATTTTTAAATTTATTTTTTATAATAGATGGAAAACGTTCTTCTTGACAGAACGGACCAAACGTATTTATTAAACGTATTGCTGTAGTGGATATTCCATATGAATGATAATATGCTGAACACATATGTTCACAAGCAACTTTTGAAGCACCATACATATTATATGATATTAATGTATCAATTTCAGAAGATTTTTCACTTGGATTACCATATACTTCACAACTGCTCAAAAAAATTATTTTTTTTATATTATTTAATCGTGCATATTCAAGTATTTCAAAAGTAAAATTAATATTATGTATCAATCCATTTTTAGGATTATCTATACAAGATTTTGAAGAAGGGTCTCCTCCAGCGTGAATAATAATATCAAATTGAAATGCGTTTTTTAAATCATAAATTTTTTCAATATTATTCGGTATATTATTTGAGTTTTTATTAATATAACATACAACTTCCCAATCTGTATTTTTAATAATCTCATTTATTATATTTATACCAACAAATCCGTTTCCGCCAGTTATCAAAACCTTCATTAATAATAATGAATAAAACAATAACCTTTAATTTGTTAAAATTAATAAGAATATAAAGTTTATACATTAAATTTTATAAAAATGAATTTGTTAGTCACTGGCTGTTGTGGATTTATTGGTTCAAATTTTGTCAATTATTATTTCAAAGAGAATCCAAACGCGAATATTGTGAATTTGGATGCAATGTATTATTGTGCATCCGAACAAAATGTGGATGTCAATGTTCGGAACTCTGAGCGCTACCATTTGGTTAAAGGAAATTTGTGTTCATACGACCTAATTATAAATATACTGAATATTTACAAGATTGATACTGTCATTCATTTTGCAGCGCAGTCGCATGTTCAAAATTCATTTGACAATGCGCTCCAATATACAAATGACAATGTGGTTGGAACACACACGTTGTTGGAAGCATGCCGCAAATATGGCAAAATAAATCGGTTTATCCACATATCAACCGACGAAGTCTATGGCGAATCAATGCTTACAGAAAACGAAGAGAAGAAACACGAAGGTTCTGTATTGTGTCCATCCAATCCATATGCAGCAACAAAGGCCGCCGCTGAATTGATTGCAAAATCCTACTATCACTCATTTAAAATGCCAATTATTATTACGCGCGGAAACAACGTGTATGGACCCAACCAGTATCCTGAAAAACTGATTCCAAAATTCATTCAACAATTGACAAATGGAGAGAAAGTGACAATACAGGGTGATGGAACCAATGTCCGTGCATTTTTACACGTGAATGATGTATGTTCTGCTTTGACCCATGTTTTAGAAAAGGGTGAGATTGGCGAAATTTATAATATTGGGAGCGATGACAATAGTGAATACACGGTTCTACAAATTGCACATATGTTGATTGAAAAAATAAAAAAAACAACCGACTACAATGAATGGATTACCTATGTTGAAGACCGACCGTTCAATGACAAGCGATACTATATCAGTAATCAAAAAGTGAAAGATTTGGGATGGACAATTGAGACAGATTTTGAAAAAGGATTAGATGAATTAATCGATAAAACAATATAAAATATTGTGCAAAATATATAAAGTAATTAATGAAGCAATCAATTAAAGGTGCAATTTTAGTTTATAGTTGTCATAAACACAAAGATACGCGGTTAAAAGAATTCAAGTTGCCGAATGACGAATATGCCGGATGGAAAGTATTTTATATATTGGGAGATCCTCAAATAAAACAAAATTTTTTATTGGGTGATACAATTCTATTAAAATGCGAAGACTCGTATATTCATGTTGCCAAAAAAGTTGTCATGGGAATCAAGTTTATTTACGATAATTATGAGGTTGAACAAGGTGTTTTAAGGTGCGGCGATGATTTGGTATTCAATGAAACAACATTAACAAATTTTTTAAAAAAAGATGGTAAACCAGACTATATGGGAGTTACGGCAAATGACAATATGCCAAATACTGTGGTTCTGCAAAATAATAATTTTATGCCGGCATATTACGTATCACACCAGGAGGATTTGCAAAATCCTCTTCATGGCATTCCATACACCATGAATGAAATGATGCAATTTAATAAAGTTCCCAAATTAAGATATGCGGGAGGTGTTGTAGTATACCTGTCCAATAAATCTTGCAATACACTTGTTGCCCATTTTGAAAGTATTGGATGGAATGTTTTTGCATCAGATGAGACATATGGTTATCCATATATTATTGAAGATATTGCGGTTGGATATATTTTGCACATGAATAATATTTTTGTAACCCGGTATCCATTATACATAGATAGACTGGCTGATTTTAAAAAATACAATGGATTACCAATTGCATTGCATACAAATAAATACAAATAAATACGTTATATTATTTAAACAACTTATTTAAAAAACTTACTCCAATCATATTAATCAAATGCGTGTTGTCATTACCAATAAAGAAAAGGCCAAGGCTTTCACCAGTATGTTCCAGAATATGAAGCTTTTTTGCGAGCACATCAACTTAATGTTTGAGCCTGGGCGGCTTTACGCCCAGGGAATGGATTCGTCCCACATTTCCGTGTTTGAAATATTCATTCCTTCTGGCTGGTTTGACGAATATGTGCAAGAAGGGACTTCCGTCATTGGTTTAAGTACACAGCATCTTTTCCGCATCTTGAATACGCGCGAAGAAAGTCAGCAAATTAATATTGAATATAATGACTCAGACACAGACAAATTGTTTTTGCATTTTATCAGTTCCAAAACATCGTTCGACAAACATTTTGAGCTTCCGCTCATTGAATTAGAATCCGAAATGATGGAAATCCCTGGAGTAGATTACCAGGCCGAATTTTCTTTAGCGTCCTCCAATTTTGCCAGTATTGTGGGTCAACTCAAACAGTTTGGTGCGGACCTCCATATTCGGTGCAATGAGGAGGAGTTACGTCTGACAGCCAAAAGCAATGAGAGTGGTAATATGAGTGTAATTGTTCCAATTGATGATTTGACACTGTTTGCAATTAATGAAGGCGAGACATTGGATATATCGTTCTCGCTTTCCCATTTGCACAATATTTGTGCGTTTCACAAGGTGAGCGATAGTATTAATATTAAAGTGAGCGAGAATTATCCTTTGAAAACCACTTATTTACTGGAATCACTAGGTGAGGATGAAGAAGATGAATCAAAGGCAAGAATTGTGGTTTTCCTGGCGCCCAGAATGTCGGAGGATGCATAATGTTATTATTATGTAAAATAAATATATAGATTAAACATTTATTTTACAATAAATGTTTTATTCCCAAGACAAACAAGACGAATATTTGGAAAAAAATGTTTTCAAGGGTTACAAGAATGGTGTTTTTATGGACATTGGCGCACATGATGGAATCGGCATAAACAATACATTGTTTTTTGAAAGAGAACATCAATGGACTGGAGTAAACGTAGAAGCCATCAAAGATGTTTATGACAAATTGTGCAAAAATCGTCCAAACTGCATAAATTTGAACTATGCAGCTTGCAACAATGATGGTGTTGCCGATTTCATACACAATACTGGATACACCGAAATGATTTCCGGGTTATATAAAGATTATGATAATAGACATAATAAACGATTGCAAGATGAAATTTCTCAATATGGAGGAAATACCCAATTGATAAAAGTTAATACAAAAAAAATAGAAACCATATGCGATGAACATAATATAAAAAATATTAATTATTTATCAATTGATGTAGAAGGCGCCGAATTTGACGTTATTAAATCAATCAATTTTGAAAAAGTATTTATTGATGTGATTGGGTTTGAAAACAATTACAATGATAGTTCAGTACCAATTGTTGAGTATTTAATAAACAAGGGGTATATTGTTATTCACAGTTCGTTGGATATATTCATGATAAATGTAAAATCACAATTTTATACCAAATTGTATAAAAAAAAAAAATATTTTTTTTTTAATTGAAATATATTATTTGTAAAATTGAAATCTTTTTTTGTAAAAAATATATAAGTATAAAAAACTTTCGTAAAAAACTTTCGTAAAAAACTTTCGTAAAAAACTTTCGTAAAAATAAAATGCAACTTAGACCCAGATGTGAAGAATGCCGTTCAACCAGTCATTTGGTTTGTCCGCCTGTGCAACAGCAAGCGACCGTACAGCAAGTGCCTGTCCGTATCCGTAGTGCGTCAGCCAAATGTTGTTCATTTTGCAGCAGACCCGGCCACTACAAACCAAGATGCGAAAAATACAAGTCGTTCATTGAACTAATTTGCCCCGATGACTTGAATGAACATATGGAGGTGGTTATTCAAGCCTTCTATACGGATATGCAAAACATATTCATTCGGTTTTTAAGAACACATTATACAAATGCTCAAAATACTGGGTTGTTTAATGCACCAATTGACCAATTTAGAGCCCTTGTGAAAATGTTTGTTGAATTGTATCAAACTGGTTACTTTATGTTAAAATCAAAACCAAAACCTAAGCCCCAAAAAATAGTTGTTAAATTATGCAAGACTTCTGTAAAAGTATCGCAAGAATGTGGCATATGCTTGACAGAAGATGTTCCTTGTTCCAATATGGTTAAGCTTGGATGTGGCCACGAACTGTGCGGAGACTGTGTTAAGCGAATCATTGACGTAAAACCATGCTGTGCTTTCTGCAGAGCTGATATTACAAAGGTAAGTGTAAACTCACAAGAAGTTTTCAATATTTTGAACGCCAAATAAAAAATATAAAAAATATAAAAAATATAAAAAATATAAAAAATATAAAAAATATAAAAAATATAAAAAATATAAAAAATAAATATAAAAATAAATATAAAAATAAATATAAAAATAAATATAAAAATAAAAATATAAAAATAAAAATATAAAAATAAAAAACATTCTTGTGTTTTTTATTTTTATTTCGAAGCAACATTTTTTTGAAACCAGTTTACAATAGATTCTTTGGAATATTTTTCTTTAAATTGGTTTAAATATGGCAACTGTTTGCGAATTTGCTCCAAAGGATATATATCGGCACAAATGCAATCGTTGTATATATGGCGAAACATATAACTATTTGATATGGCAATTGGCACATTTACTGAGAGAGCATAGTCAATTACGCTACTTATACCACGACCTTGCATCCGGTCATACATAAACACATTCATAGTATTGGATTGCAAAAATAAAAGCATGTCATCATTTTCAAAAAAATCATTACTTATTAATAGTTCAATGCCAGGTTTCCTTGGAACAGAAATACAATGGTTTACTGTATTTACTAATTGTGATTTTGGACAATAATGCCCCAATGGAATAATCAGTTTTATAATTGCTTTGTCATATTGATTATTAATAAGTCGAATCATGCGGTCAAACCCCTTGTTTGTAAATCCAAAGCCAAATGAACCAAAAATAGGTATATCGGAGCCTTTGTTATGATTGATAAATTTAGATATTGAAGAATCTTTTGGTATGTTGTAGAATAAAGGTCTTGGAATCCCATTCGGCATATTTGGGTCAATATTTAAAATAGAATCAAAAAATGACCCATCGGATTCATGTAAAATTCCATAATTTTTTATGAACTTATCATTTATGGTGCAAATTATATTTGTATTGGTTAGCCATTCCATTGGAATACTATGATAATTAAATATCATAACATCTGGAGAAGATTCGTGAATAATACGAACATAGTCATTATAGTCATTGACTTCTTTATATTCAACCATAGATTCCAAACATTTTGAAAGTCTGAGTCCATATTGATATACGCCACAATTTTTATAATACGTGTTTAAAAATATTATTTTCATTTATATTATTTATATTATTTGTTTTTTTATATATCATTTTTGCAATATAAAATATAGAAAATCCATATAAATATTATTAAACAATAAAAGTAACATGTCGTTAACATATTATTCTTTTTCGGACAGAAAGGATGGATTTGGTGCTCAATTTCAAACACTAATATATTCTATTATTTTTTGTGAACAAAATAAACAAAAATTTTTATACAAAGGAATAACCAATATAGAGCATAATTATGATAATGACCCAAATTATATAAATGAAATTGATGAAATAATGAATATAAAAAAAAATTATGCAACTATGACAACATTTAAAAATAATGATGTCATTCGTGAATTGCCGTTTAATAAGTTAATAAATATAATTGACCGAAAATTTGATTATTATTTATCAACACCAGCATTTCAACGATATAAAAACATATTTTGGCAAAATAAAGTAAAACACAATTTTAATAATAATAAATTCAATGTAGCAGTCCATATTCGCAGATATTGTATGGCAGTTGATAGTGGCTGTCAACGTCAGACAATTCCAATTTGGTATTTTGAAAATATAATGAACATGATTCGTCAAAAATATTCAAATGCACAATTCCATATTTATTCGGTCGGAGATATTGAGTATTTTAATCCATTATTAAATCCGGATGTTGAATTACATATTAATGAAAATATTTCAACTACATTTATTCAAATGGTCTCTGCTGATGCAATTATTACGTCTCGAAGTTCGTTAAGTCATGTAGCAGGAATGCTTAGCGATGGAGAAGTATATTATATTCCATTTTGGCATCCGCCACGAAAAGAGTGGATTATAATACAATAAAATTTTATATAAAGGTTTTAAAATATTTATTATAAATGGAAAACAGTTGTATTCTATGTGCAGAACAATTAATTGGAAAAGTAGAAACAATTCTTTTTCTTTGTTCAAAATATGATACCGTTTATATAAAAAAAACCGAAGAAAATGAAATCCGGCAAATTTTGTCAAATTCTAATATATTTTTTTTTACAGATGACCCCCCTTCTTGTCTCATAATTAATCTGGATGAAACAACATTTGAAATTCCAGAAAAGTTTAAATTTGAACCAATTTATTATACTGCTGGTGGAATGTTGGGGGATTTAATTTTACAACTATCCATTGTTTGCGAAATGTTTTACAAAACAGGTCGAAAAGGCATTGTAACTTTGTCCGAAGATATGCATCGGTTTCGACGTGGTCTTGAATCTACATACAATGATATTCAATCCATTGTAAAATCTCAGCCATATATTGAAGACTTGCAAATCAATAAACCAACAAAATGTGATATTAATTTAAGCGAGTGGCGAAACAGCCGTTTATTATTTAAAACAACATGGTTTGGTTTATTTTTACAAGAATATGGTGTTCATTTTGGCAAACACAAATGGATTTATACAAAAAACGTGGAACAATGGAATATCAAAATTATTATTCATATAAGTCAATACCGGTTTCCAAGAAATTTAAATTATCATAACATTGTTCAACATTTTGGAATAGAAAATATAGTATTTTTGAATATGGAAGACACTGATTTAAACTATTTTGTAAATCGAACAGGCATATCAATTCCAACAATTTATAAACCGAGTTCTTTTGAAGAACTTTGCACAATTATAAACTCGTGTAAATTATTTGTGGGAGCTTTATCGATGCCGCTTACCATTGCACATGCAACTTATGCAAACCGAGTTGTTGGACTATGTGGAAACCCAAATGATGATATAATGAATATTGGTTTACAAAATTATATGCCAAATATTATTTTTGAAGTATAGAAAGGGAACCAAGGTTCCCTTTTAATCCCTCCTTTTAATCCCTCCTTTTAATCCCTCCTTTTAATCCCTCCTTTTAATCCCTCCTTTTAATCCCTCCATGTAATCCCTCCTTTTAATCCCTCCTTTTAATCCCTCCATGTAATCCCTCCTTTTAATCCCTCCTTTTAATCCCTCCTTTTAATCCCTCCTTTTAATCCCTCCTTTTAATCCCTCCTTTTAATCCCTCCTTTTAATCCCTCCTTTTAATCCCTCCTTTTAATCCCTCCATGTAATATGAGATATATTTTTATAA